AAGTATGTTCAAAAAGATTAAGACCATTTCAAAGAATGGTTTAGAGCCTATTAACGAGGGTAAAGAAAATTACTTTGCTAATATGCCAAGTGTAGAATTATTAGCCTTAGAACGTGCCAAAGAATGCGGTATGTGTCCTAACTTTGTCGATGAGCCTATTGATATGTTTAAGGTTAAAGATAAACGCATTAAAGAATTATCAAATAAAATGTGTGATTCATGCGGTTGCTCAATCCCTTATTTGTTACGTCAAAATATTAAAATCTGTAAGAATTGGAAAAAATAGGTATTGGAATCACAACCTATAATCGTGAAAGGATATTAAAATCAACGATTGAAAAGATTAAGAAGTTTACAAAGCCTCCTTATAAATTAGTAATAGTTGACGATGGAAGCGTAACGCCTTTTACAGATGCTACATATCGATTTAGTACAAATCAAGGCTCACCAATATCTAAAAATAAATGTATTGAATTACTAGAAGGATGTGAACATATATTTTTGTTTGACGATGACACTTACCCTATAAAGGATGGATGGGAAAAAGCCTATATTAATTCTAATGTGCCACATCTAAACTATACTTTCAAATATGCTTTTAATGTTGTTAATGGTGTAAGACATTTAGAAAATCCTAACGGATGCATGATGTACTTACATAGATCTGTTATTGATACCGTTGGAGGTTTTGACACGGGATTTATAAAGTATGGTTATTGGCATGGTGCATTTTCAAATCGTGTTTATAACTCTGGTTTAATTCCGCATCCATTTATTGATATTGTTGATAGTAAAGAGTATATTTACTGTTTAGATGAAAAGCCTAAAACACATACAACATCAAGAACCGATAGAAGCAAATACCTAAGGCAAAATAAACAGCGTTATTTTGATAAATTAAAAAGCAAAGAATATATAAATTATAAGGATATTAAAATTTGGTATTCAAATCCTTACAGTACATCAAAAAACATAGGTAAGGCTTTAAATGACTTTTGTGAGTTGATTCCAGATAAAGACTGGATATGTTTACAAGATGGCGACATGATATATTTAACTCCAGAATGGGGTAAACAAATTGAAGATGTTGTTAAAAGTCATGGCGATAAATTTGGTTTAATAGGTTGCATGACAAATCGTTTAGGTAGATCAATACAAAGAGTTGGTGAAATGGATAGCAACCATGAAATGCTTTATCATTATGAGATTGCAAAAGAGTTAAGAGATAAGAATTATGGGGTTGTTGAAGATATTACTAAAAAGAAATATGTTGCTGGTTTGTTTATGTTGTTTCCTAAGTTGCTATGGAATAAGGTAAATTTTAAAGAAAATAACGCAGCCTTTGATGATGTCTTTAGTAAAGAAGTTACACGCAAAGGGTATAAGTTAGGGCTTATGAAAGGTTTATACGTTTATCATTTTTACAGAGGTTGGAATGATACAAACCCATCAAAAGACAGAGCACATTTATTATGATTCAAAAATATAAGTTTGTAGAGAAAAATATTGATATGCTTAGGACTTTAACTAAAAATGGTTACGTAAGTCCTAAGCTATTATTGTATTATCAGATTTATAATATCTACATGAAAGTTAAAAACGAATCAAAGATAAATAGGTATAAGACAGTTGCCAATGAAACACGTTCAAGTGTTGGAACTGTAAGAAGAGCAGTTGCTGAAATGAAGTCTTATGTTAGGGATTAATCACAAAAGTTATATCCACCAGCCCAAGTGTACCAAACATTATCGATTCTAATTTTAAAGCAAATTTCATCGACAAATATTTTATTTTCCATTGCTTCGTCGTATTTTTCTTGTGTAGTACATAACTTTTCGTTTGTTGGTGAATCGCATGATTCTTTGTAAAGCAAAGTGAATCCTTCTCTTGTTGATTCGTTTGAATCGTCTGATGTACTGCATGACATCATAACTAATGCAGTTAATAATAATAGTTTTTTCATTTGTTAAAATTTTTATTTACTTCGTTTAATACTTCAATATCCTCAATCATTTTGACTTCTTTAAGAGGTAAATCACCTCCTTTTTTATCGAGCCATTTTATATAATCGATGTATTGCTTTTCGTTTTGCCATTTCTTTAAATGCGTTTTGATGTAGGGGTTTTCTTTTTTCTTACCGAATATTAAATACCCTATCAAAACAGTTAATAAAAAAACAGCTATCTCAATCATTTAATTTTTTATCTACTATGTCTTTAAAATCTTCTTTAGCACGCTTTAAAAGTATATGATTTAATATTAAGCGTTTTGATTCGTTAGATAGACCGTATGTTATTTTTCTGAATTGCATTAAATAAAAGTTATAATTGTTTTATCAATTTTGCTTCTAATATCAAAGATATATTTTTTTTCATCTTCATTTAAACAATCAAAGACAAATTTAATTTCAGTATATTCAATATATCCTAAATCACTTCTTTTTATTTTAATTGAATCAAAACCATTAATATTGTATAACTTATTTAAGTTAAACGCTTGATTATCTTCTATATTTAAATCTGATAAAGTTCCTTTTTTAAAGCAAAAGATTCCGCTCAATGATTTAAAAGCTTGGTCAGATACTTTTATTAATTTTTTAGCTTTTTTTATTTCCATTTTAGCAATCCTATGCGCTAATTGTTTAGACACTATTTCAAAGGCTTTTGATTCCGTTGGAAGTTCGTTTCTAATTTCTTTTAATTCTTTTAATGATAGTTTCATAATTTATTGGTTTAATTTTTTATCCTCTTCTAAGTGCAGCATTATGTTTCCGTAATTCTTTTTAAACAAACATTCAAGAAGCCAGTCCTCAGGTACTTTGTAATATTTCCCTTTAATATAAATATGTTTTTTTTGAAGAGTTTCAAGAATAGTGTTTCTGTCTAATCTAATAACGCAAGTTAATATAGTTTTACTATCTATTTTTTCGCTAATGTCTAAGTAATTTGATAAGTCAATGTACATAGTATTTTGGTTTTAGTTAATATAATTGCCCACTGTTTTGAGCAAAAATACGAGTTTTTATTTAATTATCATAACTTTTGTACTATGGTTGGAAAAATTATAATTCAAGGTGCAATTGGAAAATTTGAAGGCGAGAAGTCTGTCGAACTAATTGACGTTATATCACAAGTCCGCAAACAACCAGATGCAACGTCTTTTGATGTTTACATCAATTCAGATGGCGGTCATGTTGACGTTGGATTTGATATCTATAATTTCCTTAAATCTTTAGGAGTTCCAATTAATACTATTGGTCAAGGAATGGTAGCAAGTATAGCTACTGTAATTTTTATGGCTGGTGATAAGCGTAAAGTTATGCCTAATACTCAGTTTATGATTCACGCTCCTATGATTAGCGTTGAAATGGCAAACGCTGACGAAATGGAATTTATCACAAAGGATATTAAAGAAACAGAAAATAAACTAACTAAATTCTATTCTCAACATCTTAACCTAAATACTGAGGCGATAAACCCGCTACTTAAAAAAGATACATACCTAACAGAATCGCAATTAATAGATTTAGGATTTGTAACGCAAGAAAGAGAATTGCAATTAGTAGCAAGAGTAAGTACAAACAAAAACAATAATAAAAAAATGTCAAAACCAAGTAAATTACAAGCTATACTAAACATCTTAAAAGGTGAAGCAGAGATAGTAAACAAGGTCGTATATACTGCTGACGAAAAGGAAATTAATTTTCCAGACTTGTCAGAAGAAGATGCGATTTTAATCGGCGCAAAGGCTACCGTTGATGGAGTGCCAGCAGAGGGCGAAATTGTGTCAGCAGATGGTACAACTTATGTTTTCGTAGGTGGAATACTAGAAGAAATTAAAGAAGCAACGGATGACGTTGAATCAGAAGTTTCAGAAGAAGAAATGGTTGATGCTTTAATTCAAACTTTAGAAGTTGCAACATCTTTAGAAGAGAGAGTTAATGCTATGGAAACTCAACTAACAGGAGTTGTAAAAGAGCGTAACGATTTTGAAGCTAAATTAAAAGTAGCAACGGAAACTATTGCAAAGCTAAAAGGAACATCAACAACGGTAGTAACAGATCCAGTTGATAAAACAGAAAAAACAACAACTACTTCAAGTGTAGTTGCTCAATGGAAAAAAAATAAAACAAATAAAAAGTAAAAAATGGCATTACAAGGAAATTTTGCAACCGCAGTAGCGGATTTAATCGACAGCCTAGTAGCTGCCGACAAAGTAAACATAAACGAGGCTATATTCCAACAAACATTTGGAGTAGGTAGCTTTACACAAGCACATACTTTAGTTACTGAAGTAAGAAACGGTAAAAAGCAACCGATTGTATTATCAAACGATTACTACGGTGCTATGCCAGTTGGGGATGAAACATCATGCGATTTAAACGCTTGCGATTTAACTCCTAACTATTCATTAAAAGAATGGTGTTTAGCAGAGTACAATTGTAGACGTGAAATTTGTATGCGTTCTTTTGATGAAAACTTCCTATTATTTTGGAATATGTATCGTCAAAGATTGGAAGACCCAACACAAGAGCCAGATGCACAAGCGTTTTTAGATTTTATTACTGATATTATCGAAAAGCAAATCATGGGTACTCAATGGAGAGTTGGTTATTGGGGAGATGCAGATTCAGAAAACACTTTAATTGAGGGCTGTGATGGTTTCTTTGTGCAAGCAGAGGCTGGTTCTGGTATTAAACAAGAATTAACTCCAGCAGCAGCAGAGCCAACAGCAGAAGAGATTTATGCTGAATTACAAGAGGCTTACGAAACCGCAACGACCACTACTCACTGGGGTATGGAATCTGATTTAGTTTGGAAAATGACTTACGCAACTGCTTCTAAGTTAGTTTCATTCTTAAACACTAGAGCAGACTTATCAATGTATAACTGCGATTGTATTAATCCAGATGCGGTTGTTGCTGGAAGACGTTTCAACGTTGAAGGATTGAGAGTATTTGGTATTCCAGTAGAAACTCATAGAGAGATTGACCTTTCAATGACTGCTGCGGGTGGTTCTGGAAACGATAAATACAAAGTATTATTAGCACGTAAATCAAACTTGCTTGTGGGTACGAACACTAGCGATAAGTTAGAAGGATTTGATATTTTCTTTGATAAAAAAGACAGAAAGGTTTATATCGATACGCTTACTTACTTAGGTGTTATGATTCCACTTGACGAGTATGTTTACATAACAGTAGGAAATTCATAAAATATGGCTATACAAAGTTTATGCGCTAAAATCTTCAACGGACTAGATGTCAGTTGTGATGCGCCAGTTAGAAAATATTATCAACAAGCTGTAATTATCAACAAATCTGATATTGCTGATTACACAATCACTTTGCCAGATGCAGAAACAGAAACCTGCAATTACAAAGTCGGCTTTGAATTGAAGCCTGGCACAACAGGTTATCGCATTTTAGGTGCTGAGGCTGGAAGTTCTTTTTATGGTTCGGTTGACAAGTCAAGAAGTGATTTGGGATATGCGCAATACATTCATAACGCAGGCATATTAGTTGCTGGCGTAAGTGAAGAAGTTAAATGTATCTTAGATGGACTAGACAAAGGATCTTTTGTAGTTGCTTTGCAGTTAAAAAATGGTACAGTTGAAATATACGGAATTGTAAACGGTTTAACAACTGGAGATTACTCTTACAACATCCAAGAGGGTGGAGGAGGAACTCCTATATTGTTATCATCTTTAGAAGATGCGCCTGAGAGCAATTTGCCTTTAGTTTACGAGAGTGCTGTGCCAGGTCAAGAATCAGAAGATTTTGATGATGCCTTTGCAGTTGCAAGTTAAAATTTGAAATATGAACTTAGAAGAATTTGTAAGGTTAGATCCTAAGCAGATTCGGAGAGATAAGGAACTAATGCAGCTTTTTGTAAATTTTTACGAAGCTGCATTTTCTTTTACGCCGAAGTGCGCTGGTTGTTCATTTAATAGTGGCTTTAAAAAGCTAAAAAAATATGCTAATAATGGGCAAAAAATCATTAAATTTGATAAAAAAGTAAATACGATGGAATCAAAGACTTTTGAATTAAAAAAAGAGTTTAAGTTAAAGATATTAACTTATAAAAAAGACGGCATTACTTACCGTAAATATGGTCATGCTTTAGATGAAGATTTTGCACGTGAGTTGGTTGCTTTTGGTAAGTCAAATGTTTTTAAAACTTTGCCTAAAAAAAAAGATGTTGTAAAGGAGATAAAAGCAAAAGATGTTATTGCAATTGACAAATACGAATCTATGTTATATCGTGATGAATTGTTTCCTCTTTACAAAGAAGTGTCTGAAAGATTAGACCAAAAAGCAAAAAGCAATAGTAAAGAAGATATAATTGCATTTTTAAGAGAAAATGAAAGTTAGAGCAACTTTAATAGAACTTTGGAAAAAGATAACGCCTTACAAAGAATCCGATAAGATTTTTTGGAACGGTGAGAACAATAACTATTCCGAAGAAATGGAGCGTGCCGTTAGTAACTCACCTACTGGAGCAAGAGCAAGAGAAATGTTCGGAAAGTTTATCTTTGGAAAAGGTATAAGCGACGATATTAATAAAAAGTTTGGTGATGGTGTATTGCTATCCGAAGTTGCTAAGGATGTTGTAGATGACGTTGTTGTTCAAAATGGAGCGTTTATACATACATCTTATAAATTAGATTCTGATGAAAATGGAAACCCTATATTTTTACCTTACCAACCTAAGTCATTAAACTACAATAAGTGTAGAATAGGACTGCCAGATGATAAAGGAAATGAGAGTATGATATTATTTAAGAACTTTGATAAGTTTGATAAGTCCGTTCCTAGAAGTCAAAAAAATAGAGAGCAAGAGTTTTATCCTTTTAACCCGAATCAAAAGGTTGTAAAGGCACAAATAAAAGCAGATGCAAAGGCAAAAGGTTATGAGGGTGAAGATTGGTCTGAAATGATAAAACATTACAGAGGTCAAGTTATGTATCTTAACCTTACTCCTAAATATCGTTATGCAATAAGTAAATTTGATTCAGTATTCAATGATTTAGATACTGAGTATAGAATAAGCCTTTATTTTAACACTTCTACAAGAGGTGGCTTCTTGGGTAAATTAGCGGTAATTACACAAGGATTGGACGGAGAGGAAAACATAAATTTAGATGAAGATATGTCTAATTGGCTAGGTGCTGAAGGTAGTGCTGATATTTACCACATGAGGGTTGAAAATTCAGAGGACTTAGACAAGGTTTTAAAGATTATAAACGTTCCTTCACAGTTTAACGACAAGCAATTTAGCGTTGTTGAACCAAGCATTAAAAAGCATATTTTAGGAGCAGCAAATAATTTACCAGAAGAACTAGCATTTGCAGATAGTGGTTCAATGTTTGATAGTGGCGAAAAATACACAGCTTTAAAGCAATTTTACTGGGAGCAGTGCGAATGGGAACGCCAAAAAGTTGAAGAGGCTTTCTGGAAGTTGGGATATAACTTTAATTTCTTACCAATTAATGAAGATTTAGAAAATGGCAATATCACTCAATAGAACAGATTTCGCAGTAATTGGTCAAGTGGCTAAACACTGCAATTTAGAGAAGTTGCAAATAGCAATTAACGAGTCAATACTTTTTGATTTAAAACCTTTGCTTTGTGACTTGTTTATAGATGTTGAGAATAATTGGGAAAGTGTAGATGAATTATGGACAAATATAATTTTGCCTTTAGATTATGATAGTTGCAACGACAAACCTAAACAACATCAAGGGCTTAAAAATGTTTTAATACGTTACGCTTATGCAAGGTACACAATATTAAACGGATTAGATGATACTCCTAACGGCGGGGTTACAAAAACAAGCGATTGGTCAATACCTAAGCCTTACAGTGATTTAAAGCAGATTTCAGACCGTTATCGCTCAATGGCTTATGAACTTTGGAAAGAGATTGAAGCGTATATTTGTTTAAACATTGATGACTATGTGAACGCAGATTTTGATTGTGCGCCTTGTGGTTGTAATGGAAAATGTGGAAGCAAAACAAAGTCTAAAGGTTACGGAATTAAAGGCTCTAATGTTAGTAAAAAAGTTGAACAATACATAAACTATCGACATGAGCATTTGCGCTGAATTACTTAACGGTTTTGATTTAGAATGCGATGGAGCGATTTACAAAAAGTACTTTCAACAAATTGTACTTGTAAATCGTGCAGATGTCAATGAGTTTGCAATAACATCAACTATATTAAAGAACCGTATATACTTTAATCTTTTAGAAGGTAAAACTGGTTATTTATTTAGAAATACTGAAAATGGAAGTGTTATAAACGCTGAATTTTCAAAGAGTTTAAAAGATGGTATTGTTTATTACGACCATCGTTTAGAGGTACCTGTAATTGGAGTTAATGAAGATTCTAAAAGTATTTTAAAGCAGTTAGATAAAGCTGACTATTTTGCAGCAATTCATTTTAAGGATGGAACTATTGAAATACATGGTTTTAATTATGGATTAAAAACAGAGCCTTACACATACACACCACAAGGTACAGGAGGCGCAATATTATCTTTAGTTTCTAAGTATTCAGAATATGACCCTCCTTATGTTTATGTGCCTAGTTTAGACCCAAACGCAACAGGATATGATGCTAATGCGGTTATTGATTTTAATAACTTATTTACCAATATTAACCCTATATTTGGAGGGGATTTTAACGATGATTTTAACGACGATTTTAACAATCAAACAGCATGACACCAGCACAAGTAATAACACTTATAAACGACGAGATTAAAGCTAACGGTAACAATGACATTACCGCTGAAGTTTTAGCTCCTGTTTTAATAACTATGGTCAATCAAATTAATGATTTAGTTGGAAATGCTAACAATTTACCAGACGGAATAACTAATGTGATAACTGCAATTAATACTATAAACGCTAACAAATTAAGAAATTATACAGAGATTACGAGTACTTATGTAGTTTCAGCAGAGGATGACGTTGTTGTTTACTCTGGAGAAGATGAAGCGGATATATTAATTCCAGACCCTAGCGAAAACACAAAACGTATTTTAACAATTGTAAATTTATCTGATTTTGACATTACAATGCCAGAGAAATACAACAATTTATTTAACGAATCATTACTAACTTTACAAAGCAATAAGGCTTTAAGAATAATTAGCGACGGCACAAAATGGCAAGAAATAAGTAACACCGAAGCAACAACATCATAATATGACACTTCAAGACGTATTAGACCTTATACAGGCAGAGATAATAGCAAACGGTAACAATGAGATTACTGCTAATGTCTTACGACCTATTTTAGAAGCAATGGTTGAGCAACCAAATGAATTGGTTGGATTATTAGCAGATTTATCTACAAGCGACCAGACAAGCATAGTAAATGCAATTAACAGTATTGTATCATCTAATTTACCAAACGCAACGGCACTTAGACCAATTGACACAACGGGAGTTAATTTTAATCAAAGTGAGTTGTTATGGGTTCGTGATGCTATCAATAACACTATCTCTAATAACGGAAATATAACTTGTTTGTTAGGTCAACAAATAGTATTTTATTTAGATGCTTTAGTTAGCAATGATGGTACAAATGCGGTTATACAAAGGCGTTATTATAGACTAACAACAGGTGCAACTCTTGTTAGTGGTTTGCCAACAGGTAACAACGTTCCTTTAATGCAAGACGGCTCTGAACTTAGAATTATAAGTTTATCTTCGGATATAGTTATTGATTTAGGAGATATAGGAACTGACACAATAGAAGATGGGTTTAATGGTGATAGTAACCAACCATTTACTATAAACGGTGATACTTTTGTACAGGCTGTTCAAGATGGTGATAATAAGCTATGGCAGTGGATAGGTGGGGATGGTACATTTGGTAACTCAGCAACGGTTGCTGAATCTACTTTTTTCGTTGATTTAACTGATGGAGGCGTACCAGTTGTTATAGGCACACAAAACCTACAACAAGTATTAACAGAGGGAAATGAGATAAACGCAGGAACTGAATTAATTTTTAACGGTGCATTTAGTGGTAATACTAGAATAGGCTCAGACGGTAGTAGCGCATATTCGTTAAGTGATATAGCTTTTCAGTATAGAAATTTAGGAAATACACGCAGATTTTCATTGCAACCTTCTACTGTTGGAATATATGCTAACGTAGATTTTAGTGCTGATACACTAGGAACGCCAGCCGATGACGAAAAAATATACGCTCAAAGAAAATATGTAGATGATGCTATAACAAATTCAGCACAAAACCTACAACAAGTCACAGATGAAGGAGCGACGACTAATGTTTTAAGTACTTTTAGCGGTGGGTTGAATGTAGGTGATGGAACTGGAGGTCTTGGGGATATTATAGGTTTTGGTGGAACAGGTTTTGAAGCTAATATAGTTTATTTTCCAGCAGCTTTTAGTGAAACAGGTGTTAATGAATTAGCTCTAATTTCATCTAGTGGAGATACTAAATACAATACTTGGACTTTACAATTACGAGGAGATTGGGACGCATCAACAAATACGCCGACTTTATCAAATGGTTCTGGAAACA